AACATGAAAATGTTTATCTTTTTTATTAATCTCATCCGCTGCAATCTTCGCTTCTTCAAGTGTTGCAAAAGCTATTTTATTTTTGTATGTTCTAATTTTTAATCCGCGCATTTTACAATTCATTACACCTTCGGGAGATACAAAAGATACTAAAAAAAATCTTCCAGATTCTACAACTGGGTCTTCATCAAGATTATCAATTTTAGTATATTTTTTCATATCTTCTTCATAAGAAGTCATTTCTAATTTTTGTTCATTTTGGTCAGACATTTTATAAGATTATATAAATAAATAATTCTTAAATCTATTTATATATTTTATTTATTAAAATGAAGATTAAAATGAAGATTAAAATGAAGATTAAAATGAAGATTAAAATGAAGAATGAAATGGCCATTGATTATAAGAACATATTTTTTTCCAAATAGCATCTTGCATTTTTAATTTATCTCTTGATTTTAATAATTTAAAATATTTTGCATTTATTAACATTTTTGGATTATTATCTGTTTCTGCTTTTATAAGAAATAATTTATTTAAAACATATGAATAATTTAAATAATTATCTCTCCAATCTGGTTTAAATAATTTAAATGGTTTTTCTGTCATTTTGAACATTTTTTTTATATCATCTTCCTCATCTCTTGTAATAGATGGAGGGGGTGTATTTGTTATGTGACTAAATATTAGATAATGATGTTCATAATACATATTTTTTCTATATTTTTTTAAAATATCTTGAATTAATTCAGGAGTAACATCATCTAATTCGATCATTCTCTTTTTTAATTCTATTTTTATTATTTCATATATTTTTGGTTTAATTACTGTTGTTTGTTTTGCCTGATATTGATTTAATTTTTCTATTAAATGATTAATAGGATTATATGGGTATTTTGGTTTTTCATTCATTGAATCCTTATGAGAAGGGACTTCACTTTCTATAATTACATATTCTGCTTCAGAACAATTTTGGCATATAAAATATCCTTCAGATTGTATTAAAATCATTTCATTAGAACACGATTTACATGTTCGAATTAATGGTAATTTAACTTTATCACACATATATGATGCATCTGTTAATCGTAAATATTGATCTTTTAATGTTCCTTTTTCATGAATCATTTGTTGTATAGGTTCAGATAATTTATTTCCAGAACTATCAGTAGCTAATAATGATAATATTGATGTTTTTTCTGGTTGTTTAACAATCCTTCTTTTTTTAATTTGATTTTTTATTTTTGCATCACGTTTTGATATTTTATTTAATCTTTCAAATCTATCTAATATATCATCTTTTGGCTTATCAGAATCAATATTTTCAGTATTTTGAGAAAATGTTATATCATCTGGTTTTACATCTATCTCATCTGGTATGATTTCTTCTTTCGTTCTATTTTCATAATATTGAATTAATATATCTTTTGTTTTTGCAAAATATTCTAATTCATCATTTGAATTTTCTAAATTATATATATCATTTTCTAATTTATTGATATTATTATTAATTTCATTTAATTTCTGTGTATCTTCAACATCTTTTATTTTATTTTTAAGTCGTAAAATTTTTTTTTTTATAGTTAATATATCATTATTAACATTATCAAATTTTTGTATAGTTTCAGTATAAATTTCATCTAATGTTTTTAATTCCTGTGTAAATTTTATTTTACATGGTTTTTGTTTAAACGCCATTCAATAATATTATATTGTTTATGTTCTTTAAATTAAATTATGTAAAATTAAAAAATTATTATTAAAAAATAAATTTTTTTAAACAAAAAAAACGTAAAATATATTTATATTTCATATTTTTGGATATATATATTCTTTATTAATTTTTAATAGGTAAAATACATGATACTTTTTTAAAATAATCATATAAAAAATAAATTTTTTAATAATAATTTTTTCTAAACATTAGTTATATTAAAATGGGAGGAGGTTTAATGCAACTCGTCGCTTATGGCGCTCAAGATGTCTACTTAACAGGTAATCCACAAATTACATTCTTTAAAGTCGTTTACCGTCGTCACACTAACTTTTCTATGGAATGCATAGAACAACCACTCGACTCTGCTCGTTTTGGTGGTCGTCACACTGTCCAAGTTCTCCGCAATGGTGATCTTGCTGGTCGTATGTATCTTAAAACAACACTTCCAGAACTTCCAGCTGGCGTAGCTTATTGCCGTCGCCCAGGTCATGCTATCTTAAATAACATTGAATGCACTGTTGGTGGTTCTCAAGTTGATAAACACTGGGGTCAATGGTATGATCTCTGGTATGAACTCACCCACACTGTCGACCAAGAACGTGGTTACAATAAAATGGTAGGTGATGTTCCAGAACTTACAACAGTTAGCGATGCCAAGACACCTGCTTACACTGTTTATGTTCCACTTCAATTCTGGTTTAACCGCAATACTGGTCTTGCTCTTCCACTTATTGCTCTTCAATATCACGAAGTTCGCTTCAACATTGAATTTAATCCTCTTGCTGAATGCGTTGTCAAACGCGGAACTGCTACACCTGGTTCTGTTGATCTTTCTTCAACCAGCATCCTTGTTGATTACATCTATCTTGACCAAGAAGAACGCAGACGTATGGCTCAAGTTGGTCACGAATATCTTATTGAACAAGTTCAACACAATGGTGAAGAATCTGTAACTGGTCCTCAACAAAAATTCAAACTTGATTTCAATCATCCTTGCAAAGAATTAATCTGGGCTGTCCGTGTTGGTACTTTTAGTGATACAAGTTCTAGATTTGTTACCTATTACAATGGTAATGAAGCTGAAACTCTTGCCAATGCCGCTAAAAATGTTGCATGGGGTATGGTTGCCAAAGCATCATCTGCACCTACTAGCAGTTGGTCCTCAATTGTTAATGCTTCAGAAAGTATACCTGTAGGAGAAGTTGGACTTATTAATGTAACTAACGGTTCAACAACATTTACATTTGTAGTTACTAATGAGTCAGTATCACCTTTTGATGGCACTGGAATATGGGTAAATGGTAGCGCACTTCCAGTCCTTTCTGCAGCAGTTACTGCTGTTACAGTAAATGTAACAGTAACATCTACTGGAGTACAAACTATTGCATATACTGATGTAAGTGTAGATGCTTCTTCTCTTACACTTGCACAAGTATCAGTACCAGTTGTTTCAACTACTGATCAACGTGTAAATAACAGTCGGGATTTTTACATTGCCCAACCATTTAACTATGGTCTTACTCTTGCTGGCACTGGTAATCCAGTTAAATCTGCTAAAATCCAACTCAATGGTCATGACAGATTTGATGAACAAAATGGTGATTACTTCAACTACGTTCAACCATACCAACACCACACACGCACACCAGCTGATGGTGTTAATGTCTATTCATTTGGTCTTCACCCAGAACAACACCAACCATCTGGTACTGCTAACTTATCTCGTATCGATACTACCCAACTCTTCCTTACATTTAATGCTGGTAGTGTAACTAATTCACTCCTCTGGATCTTTGCCTTCTCATACAACGTATTCCGTATTATGAGCGGTATGGGCGGGCTTGCTTACGCAAATTAGTGGGTATTGCTTATACAATCTTTATTATTTGTATATAGAAATATATTTTTTGATATTATTTTTTGATTAATTTATTAATTAAAAAATTGAATTGTTAAATGTGTGTTGATTTTAAGATACAATTATCTCAATAAATAGTATGAGTAAAGAGAAAAGTGTTTATATCAATTTAAATGATTCATATAATGAATTACCACGTAAAAAAATAAAACAAACATATAAAAAAAATACATTAAATAATGTTCAAATAAAAAAATTAAAAGTGTTTTTATCAGATTTATCAGATGAATATTATCATTATGATGATTCTAATAATGAAGATAATGAAGATAATGAAGATAATGAAGATAATGAAGATAATGAAGATAATGAAGATAATGAAGATAATGAAGATAATGATTATGACATTAATGATAATAAAGATGAAAAAAATAATTTAGAAAAAGAGATAGAAAATATTAAAAAAGAGATAAAAAAATATAAAGATTCTATCACAAAATGTGAAACAACTTTAGAAATTAAAACTAGAAAACTCAATGACATATTAAAATTAATAAATAAAACTAAAAATACAAAATCAATATCTATAATTGAATTAAATAAATTATTATTTACTCCTAATTCAATTAATTTTAATAATAATAAAATTAAAAATGCATGGAATACATTAAAAGATTATGTAATCCCGAATAATGATAAATTAATAATAATAAATTCACATCCAGGACATTTTGTTTCTCAAGGATGGTGCACTGGTTCAATTCGGAATCCTCATTGGCTTGTACAAGATGAAAATAATAATCAATATTATATTATGAATTGTGGAGAAAATAATTATACTTATTTTTCAAAAGAAGATTATAAAGATATTATTAATCCAAGTGATAATATTTATCCAACATGGACTAAAGCACAAAATGGATACGTAGACACACATTCTTATATAACTACTGGAAATCGTATTTATCTTCATCAACTTGTCTGTAAAAAATATAATGAAAAAGCATATGCGACATTATCAGTAGACCATATTAATCGTAATAAATTAGACAATAGAAAAGATAATTTAAGATTTGCAACACAATCC